CTCGAACACGATGATCTTCGGCATGTATCGGATGGGCTATCACAGCAAGGCGACCGTTCACGGCTTCCGCTCGACGGCCTCGACGATCCTCAATGAGAACGGGTTCAATCGCGACTGGATCGAAATGCAGCTCGCGCACGTCGAGGGGGACGACGTGCGCGGCGCCTACAACTCGGCGGAATGGCTGAAGCAGCGGACGGAGATGATGCTGTGGTGGGGGCGCTATCTGGATCGTCAGGCCGAGATGGCGGACCTGCTGTCGTAACGAGAAGGCCCGGCTGTGGCAGCGCCGGGCCTCCGATCGTTCGACGATCTCCGGACTTCCACCGGTTGCGCCTGTTGGGGGTCAGGCTCTGGCGGGGCTCCAAGTCCACCGAAGGGCACCGAGACGCTATCCCCGCGAGGCCCGCCGTCGCGGCGACGGGTGGATCGGCGTGAGCCGACCCTGATTGCGTCTCGACGTCGAAACCATTTCAACAACGGCGCTTGAGTGTCAACAAATTAGTGAATATGGTCTGTCTCAATCGAGCCGAAGGACCGCAATGCTCAGCCCAGGGGAACAGTCCGAAAACCGCTTCGTGCGCCTCCCCGAGGTGACGCGACGGACCGGGCTATCGAAATCAGAACTCTATCGGCGCATCCGCAAGGGGACATTCCCCAAGCCGAACAAGCTCGGCTACCGCACCGTCGCGTGGCCGCTGGCCGAGATCGACCGCTGGTATTGGGAAACCGTCGACCCGAGCATTGGTGCGCTTCTCGCATGAACATCGACGATCTGCTCGACGGACCGCCCAAAGCCGCGCCGGCGCCAGCTGCCGAAGAACCTGGGCCTGACACAGGTCCGGCCGAGGCCGAATGCGAGGGCGAGGGCTCCCGTCGCAAACGCAGTTCCTATGCGCCTCCCCGTGAGCGCGTGGGGCGCCCGACGACCGAGGAAGTCGAAACCCAACTGCGCGCGGCGATGTCGAAGCTGACGCAGAAGGACATCACGCGGGCCGCGGCCGGCGCGGGCACGGCGCCAGACTGGGCCGACTTCCTGCAGCCGGTCACGATCAACTGGCTCGCCAAGGTCTTTCGGATGGATCCGCAGACCGTCAAGAAGCGCCTGGTCAAGTGCCCGGCGCTCGGCAACGCCGGCAACGGCCGCCCCATCTACGACTTCGTCCAAGCCGCCGGGTTCCTTGTCCCACCCAAGATGGACATGGACGAGTACATCAAGTCGCTCGACCCGGCGAAGCTGCCCAACCACATCAATAAGGCGTTCTGGGAAGCCAAGCGCATCCGCCTGAAGTACCTGCTCGAGGCCAAGGAGGCCTGGCATAGCGCCGACGTGCATGAGGTTTTCGGCGACGTCTTCCTGACCTTGAAAAACGTGATCCAGCTGTGGCCGGACACTGTCAAGGAGAACACCAACTGCGACGATGACCAGTATTTTCGTCTCCGCGAGATGTCGGACGCGCTGCAGACCACGCTCTACGAGAAGCTCATCAAGTTGCCGCAGGAGCGTCAGACGCTCAGCATCGCCGCCGAGAGACAGGGTGGCGAGGTGTCGCCCGGCGATGCGTCGGACGAGGAAATCGACGAGCTGCTCGAATGAGCTTTCATTCGCTTCAGGACATGATCGTCGCGGCCGCCACCAGTGTGCGGCCACCTGAGCGCCTGACGGTTTCCCAGGGCGCGGAAAAGTTTCGCTTCTTGAATAACCCCGGCTCCTACGTGGGCCCGTGGCGGAACGACAAGACGCCCTACCTGGTCGAGCCGATGGATGAGCTCACCAGCCTCGACTTCCAAGGCATGATTTTCGCCGGGCCCGCGCGCAGCGGAAAATCCGATATGTTCTTCAATTATTTAGTGACGACCGCTATCTGCGATCCGGCCGATATGTTCCTGCTGCACATGACACAGGCGTCGGCGCGCGACTGGTCGCAGGGCGATCTGGCCCGCGCCTTCAGGCACTCCAAAGCGCTCGGCGCCACGCTCGTGCCCGGCCGGCAGAACGACAACGTCCATGACAAGCGCTTCCTCTCGGGGATGCGTCTGTTGATCAAGTGGCCGACGATCGCCGAACTCAGCGGCAAGACCATCCCGAGGCTGTGGGCCATGGACTACGACCGCATGACCCAGGACGTGGATGGTGAAGGCACGCCCTACGACCAGCTGTTCAAGCGCCACGCCAGCTTCAAGCGCTTCGGCATGGCCGTCGCTGAGTCGTCGCCGGGCTTCCTCGTCGAGGATCCGAAGTTCAAGCCAGGCGCGGATAACCCGCACGAGGCGCCGCCGACGCAGGGCATCCTGAAGTTCTACAACCGGGGTGACCGTCGCCGCTGGCGCTGGCGCTGCCATCAGTGCGGCGAGGCGTTCGAGCCCACCTTCCAGACCCTCAAGTGGCCCGACAGCGCCGACTTCATGGAAGCGGCGGAACAGGCCTACATGGTCTGCCCCTACGGCTGCGTGATCGGTTCCGAGATGAAGCAGGAACTGAACACCGCCGGCCGTTGGGTGAAGGAGGGGCAGGTCTGGATGCCTGACGGCTCGATGGCCGGGAAGGCCCGCCGCTCCAACATCGCATCGTTCTGGATGAAGGGGCCCGCGGCCGCCTTCCAGGACTGGTCGGGCCTGGTCCTGAACTACCTCAACGCCAAGAGTGAATTCGACAAGACCGGCGACGAGCAGTCGCTGAAGACCACGGTCACGCTGGACCAGGGCGACCCCTACACGCCCGAAGCGAACAAGTCGGACCGCCTGCCAGAAGACCTGAAGAACCGCGCCGAAGACTGGGGCTCGACCCAGGCAGACCCGACGGTGCCGGAATGGGTGCGCTTCCTGACGGCCGAGATTGACGTTCAGGCCGGCGGCCGCCCCTGCTTTGTTGTGCAGGTCCATGGCCACGGGGAGGGGAACGACACGACGATTGTCGACATGTTCAAGATCCGCAAGTCGGATCGCATCGACGAGAACGACTCGCGCGGCGACTACCATCTGATCGACCCGGCCGCGCACCCGGAAGATTGGCACGTCCTGATCCCACAGGTGTTCGAGAAGACCTACCCGTTGGCTGATGGCTCAGGTCGCAGGATGCAGATCAGGGCTACGGGTTCGGACTCGGGCGGCAAGGCCGGCGTGACCAGCAACGCCTACAAGTTCTGGCGCTATCTGCGCGAAGGACCGAAAGACCCTGTCGAGCGCGAGGCCTTCAACTTCACGCACAAGGACCGGTTCTTTCTGCTCAAGGGCGCGCCGAGTAAGACCAACCCGCGCATTCATCTGACCTTCCCAGACGCCGAACGGAAAGACCGATTCTCCGGTGCGCGCGGCGACGAACAGGTGTGGTTGCTCAACTCCGATCTCCTGAAGGACCAGGTCAACAACAAGTTGGGTCGCTTGGAGCCGGGCGGCGGGATGATCCGCTATCCAACTTGGTCGCCCGATTGGCTGTATAGCCAGCTGACGGCCGAGAACCGGACGGCAACGGGTTGGGCCGATCCGAAGAAGGGTCGCCGCAACGAGTCCTGGGACTTGCTGTATTACGCCGAAGCGATGTGCCTGCTGCCGGTCATCAGGATTGAGACGATCGACTGGACGAACCCACCGGGCTGGGCGCAGGTCTGGGACAAGAACGATCTGGTTATCGCGGCTGGCGCCGCGCCCAGGTTCGGCGATCCGCCCAAAGTTGGGATGACGATGGAAGAGTTGGCCGAAGAGCTTGGATAGTTTGTCAACTTTATATTGACAAGAACAACTATTGCAGTTTCACTATTTTAGTGAATATACCAATACCTCGAGACCCAGCAGGTATTGGACCGCATGACCCTCGCCGAAATGCTCGTAGATGCCGAGGCCTCGTATCACGCGCTGATGACGGGCAAATCGGTGCGCGAGTATGTCGACCAGAACGGCGAGAAGGTTGCCTACACCCAGGCGAACAAGTCCGACCTCGCTATCTACATCCAAAGTCTCAAGAACCAGATCGCCGGAGCCGATAGCGGTTGCGGCAACGGACCGATGCGGGTGTGGCTGTGAGCTTCGCGCCCGACATCGAAGCCCTGCTGTCTGGGGCAACCCCGGTAGCAGCGCCGTCCCCGTCTGCCCTGGTCCCAGCGGGCGGGGGCGGCGACATGTCGGTACTGGGCGCCTACGATGGCGCGTCCCGGATCGACCGCATGATGGCGTCGTGGGACCCGCCGATCCAGTCGGTCGACGCCGACATGCTGCCCGAGAAGATGATCGTGGATGCGCGCGTGCGGGACACGCTGCGCAACGACTCCTACGTGGCCGGCGGCGCGACCCTCCACAAGGACAACATCGTTGGCGCGCAGTACACGCTGAACGCCAAGCCTGAGACCGAAATCCTGGGCTTCGACGAGGACTGGGAAGAGGTCTTCCAGAAGGAAGTCGAGACCAAGTTCACCCTCTGCGCCGAAAGCCCGAACCACTGGTTCGACGCCAGCGCCATGAACACCCTGACCGGGCTGATCCGCCTGGCTATCGGCGTGTTCGTACAGGGCGGCGAGGTGCTGGCGTCGGTTGAATGGCTGGACGACGAGCCGTCTCGCCCGTTCTCGACCGCGTTCCAGATGATCGACACCGATCGTCTCGAGAACCCTATCGGGCAAATCGAGCGTCCCGGCTTCAGCGGCGGCATCGAGAAGAACAAGCGCGGCGCGCCGATCGCCTATCACGTCCGCAAGGCGCACCCGAGCGACTGGATGAACCCCGAGTCCTATCAGTGGGCGCGGGTGCCGAAGAGCAAGCCCTGGGGTCGCCCCCAGATGGTCCATATCATCGAGCAGTTCCGGCCGGACCAGACGCGCGGCGTCTCGGAAATGGTCACTGCGCTGCGCGAGAGCCGCCTTTCCAAGCGCCTGCGTGACGTGAACCTGCAGAAGGTCGTCACCAACTCGATCTACGCCGCCACCATCGAGTCCGACCTGCCGACGAAGGAAATCTTCGAGAAGCTGGGCGCGGGGCAGGGCGGCACCTACGAAAACGCGATCAACGACTATGTGCAGAGCTATCTGAGCACGGTCGCCAAGTTCACCGGCAAGTCGAAAAACCTGCACCTCGACGGCGTGCGGATCCCGCATCTCCCGCCTGGCTCGAAGCTCAATCTGAACCCGGCGGGCACCGGCGGCGACCTCGGCTCGCAATTCGAGCAGTCGGTGCTGCGCTACATCGCCGGTGCTCTGGGCGTGTCCTACGAGCAGCTGAGCCGCGACTACACGAACACCAACTACTCCTCGGCGCGCGCCGCGATGTCCGAGACGTGGAAGTTCATGCAGTCGCGCAAGAAGGCCGTGGCCGATCACCTGGCAACCGTCATCTACCGCTGCTGGCTCGAGGAAGCGATCAACACCGACCAGCTGGTCAGCTTCCCGGCCAGCAAGGCCAAGATGCTCTACACGAACGGCCGCCAGAACCTGATGTTCGAGGCCCTGGCTGCGTGCGACTGGATCGGCGCCAGCCGCGGCCAGATCGACGAGCTGAAGGAAACCGAAGCGGCCATCGCCCGCATCGACGCCCACCTTTCGACCATCGAGATCGAGAGCGCCCGCCTGGGCATCGACTTCCGCAAGATCATCCGCCAACGCGCCCGCGAGAAGAAGCTTCTCGTCGCCGCCGGCCTTTGGGTCGAGCAGCCGCCCAAGGGCGCCAAGGCCAAGCAACCGGCCGACGACGGGAACAAAGAAGATGCATAATTCCCCCCTCATGAAGCGCTTCGCTTCGGAGCCGGCGCTTGTCGCTTCCGATCTGCAGGAGCGCTTCGAAGGCTGCATTGCCGGGCTGATGGCCCAGGAACACGCCATGGAAGCCCTGACGGGCAACATGGCGGCAGCAAACGATGACTTCTGGGCGACCGACGGCTGGGAGCGCTACTACCGCCCGTACATCGTCGTTGACGGCATCCTCAACATCCCGGTCCAGGGCGTTCTGCTTAACAGCTTTCCCTACGCCTTCGGCGACTGGGCGACCGGCTACGAGTACATCTGGAAGGCCTTCGAGCGGGGCCTGGACGACAACGCGGTCAAGGGGATCGCCCTACTGGTCGACAGCCCCGGGGGCATGGTCGCGGGCAACTTCGACCTCGTCGACAAGATGTATGCGCGCAAGGGCGAGAAGCCTGTCCGTGGGTACGCCAATGAGGCGGCCTATTCGGCGGCCTATTCCATCATCAGCGCCTGCGACACCGTCACCGTGGCGCGGACCGGCGGCGTGGGTTCGATCGGCGTCGTCTCGATGCACATTGACCGCAGCAGGCAGCTCGACGCCGACGGCATGACGCTCACCTTCATCAAGAAGGGCGCGCACAAGACCGACGGCAATCCTTACGAGCCGCTGTCCAAAGCCACGCTCGACCGTCTCGAAGAGAAGATGGAGCTCCCCTATTCGATCTTCGTCGCCACCGTGGCGCGAAATCGCAACCTCACCGAGGCGTTCGTCCGGTCGACCGAAGCGGCGACCTACACGGCCCCCGAGTCCCTGTCCAACGGCCTGGCTGACTCCGTCAGTTCGCTCGAAGACGCCCTGGTCGTTTTTGCGGCCGATTTGAGTTCCAGCAACGAAGAGGAAGACAACATGGTCGATCAGGCCACCCATGACGCCGCCGTCGCGCAGGCGCGAACCGATGGCCATGCCGAAGGGCTAGCCGCTGGTCGCACCGAAGGCACCACGGCCGAACGCACCCGCATCGCGGCCATTGTCGGCCTCGACGAAGCGCAGGATCGCCAACCGGCGGCTCTGACCATCGCCACCACCACCGACCTGTCGGTCGACCAGGTGAAGGTGCTTCTGCCGACCCTCGGCGCCGCTGCCCCGGCTGCTCCTGCTGCAGCTGCTGCGGCCTCCACCAGCTCGTTCGGCGACCTGATGTCCACTTCGGGCAATCCCGATCTGGGCGCCGATCCCGCTGCCAACCCCGCCACCGCCAAGGACGACGGTTCGTCGGACGTGGCTCTCGCCCGCTCCTTCGGCCTGACCGGCCTGAAGCCCAAGTCCTAAGAGGGAAAAGATCATGACTGCCATTCCTTACGCCGATCCCGGCCGGGCGAGCTTCGAAGAACTGGACACGATCACCCAGAACTTCCTGCTGTCGGGCCAACATCCGCCGCTGGCTCCGGCCTTCGGCTTCGACCTGGCCAACAGCACGTCGTTCCCGCAATTTGCGGTGCTCGGCCTCGATGCCTCTGGCAAGCTGACCTGGGCCACCGAAGGCGCCGGCGACGGCGAAAAGGCTTCGGGCGCGCTGACGTTCTCGGGCGTGGGCACCGCCGCCGACACCATCACCATCGGCTCGCGTGTCTACACTCTCGTCGCCGCGCCCGCCGCTGCGAACGAAGTGAAGATCGGCGCCAGCGCCGCCATCACGGCTGCCAATCTGCTGGCCGCGATCAACGGCGACGCAGGCGAAGGCACCCTGTACGGCACCGACACCGTGCCGCACCAGGACGTGTCGGCTCGCGCCAACTCGTCGGTGATCGTGGGCCTGACCGCCCATGACGCGGGCGTGGCGGGCAACTCGATCGCTACGACCGAGACCGGCACCGGCACTTCGTTCGGCGCGGCCACCCTGGCGGGCGGCTTGTCGGGCGCGGGCGTCAAGGCGCGCTTCGTGCTCGCCCACGCCGCCTCGCTGGGCGCCAGCGGCACGGGTAAGGGGCAGTGCCTCTACTCGGGTTGCTTCAACCCGGCGGCGCTGGTCTGGCACGACTCGTTCCAGACCCTGGCCCAGAAGCTGGGGGCCTTCTTCGGCGCTCCCACCCCCACCAACATCCTCGTCGCCGTGCGCGGCTAACCGGAGCGTTCCGCTATGACCAATCCCTATGAACTGTGGAACACTCGGCGCTCGCTGGGCGTGTTCCGTGATGTCGAGCCGACCTACAAGTACTGGACGCCGATGTTCCAGAACGAGTTCCGGTCGACCGACGAATACATCGACTTCGAAAAGCTGCCG